AAATTTAAAAAAGATCATAAAATGGATTTTACAGATATGGTTGAGAAATATGTAAAAGAAATAAGTCCTCCAAAGTATAAGGTGTTTATTGTTGATGAAGCCCAAGATCTGACTCCTTTACAATGGTTATTTGTGGAGAAAGTTGCTAACAAAGCTAACAGAGTGTATTTAGCAGGCGATGATGATCAAGCTATCTATGAATGGAATGGTGCTAAAGTTAGATGTTTTCTTGATTTTCCTGGTAAAGCTTTTGTTTTAAATAAATCTTATAGATTAAACAAAACAATATTAGATTTTTCGAAAGAAATATTAACCTTTATAAAAGAGAGACAACCAAAAGAATTTACTTCAGTTAATGAATCTGAGGGACATATACATACTTACGGTAGATTTAGTGAGGTTCCTTTTGATGATTTACAAGGGAGTTGGTTTATCCTTGGTAGAGTTGGGGATAATGTGGAAGAACTTAAACAGTATGCAAGACATAAAGGCCTATACTTTCAAGATATGAAAGGCAATAAATCATTTAATATAAACAAATGGAATGCTATTAATTATTGGCAAAAACTTATGGCAGGCGAATCATTGATTCGTGAGCAAGTAGGTATAATATATGATTTCATTGATGAAATAAAAAAAGGCTGGCGTAAGGTAGATAACAAGGCTTGGGATGCTGTTCATCCTAATCAACCCTTAGATCTAGAATTTCTTAAAAGTAATTGTGGACTTGAGACCAATCAAACAGATTGGTGGAAAGTTTTAAATAGAAAATTTACAACAAGAGACTTGGATTATTTTGAAAATATGTTAAGAAGAGGAATAAAATTAAATGACAACGCAAAAATTATTATCGATACAATCCATTCGGTCAAGGGCGGAGAGGCGGAAAACGTTTTACTTTACGAAAAGAGTAACTGGCCATCTAATTTCTCATCTAAAAATGGGAAGGATAAAATGGCCGAAGCACGTGTTTGGTATACTGGTGTTACGCGCAGTAAAAAATCCTTACATATCCTCTCTACTGATCATACATACTATTTTCCTTTGGGGCGTATTGCATCTTCTTTCAGAAGGAAAGTTAGGTTAAATGCCCAGTAAAAAACAATTTGACGAAATATTTCCACAAGATAGGCAGGTAGGTGGATCTCATTATAAAAATTTTCACATTCAGCCTTATGAGTTTATATCTAAAAACAACTTATCGTTCTTTCAAGGTTGTGTTGTAAAGTATGTTTGCAGGTATTTATTTAAAAATAAAATAGAAGATCTTGAAAAGATAATTCATTACTGTGAATTAGAGATCAAAAAAATGAAGGATATAAAATGAAATTAGCTACAATTAAACAAATAAAAAACTACATAAATTCTGACCCCTCAACTTGGAAGAAGAAAGATAAGGATTTAAAACATAAAGATAGAGAAGATAATGTTATGTTTAAAGCTTACTATTGGATTATTATTAAATATCTTAGAATAAGAGAAGAGAGAAAAGAAATAAAAGTTCTTAAGAAAACAATTAAGTGGTTTGAAAAACAGATTAAACCTCATGATTGTGGTTGGATGCATACAACTATCGATGGTCTGAAACATAGAATAAATTTTTTAGAAAATGATGATTTCGATGGAGATAAGAAGTGACTACTGAACTTGTATTCAATCAAGCAGAATCGGATTGGACAGTTCCTGAGAGTTATCCTGATTTAACCAGTAGATCTATCGTTGCGGTAGATTTAGAAACAAGAGATCCTAATATCAAAACAAAAGGACCTGGCTGGGCTACTAACGATGGAGAGATTGTGGGCATAGCTGTGGCTGCAGATGGCTTTAAAGGTTATTTTCCTATTGGTCATGAGGCTGGTGGTAATATGGATAAAAATATTACTATGAAGTGGTACAAACAACTTATGGAAAGCGAAGTCGATAAGGTTTGTCACAATGCTTCTTACGATATTGGTTGGACAAGATCACAAGGTATTAAACCTAAAGGTAGAATGCTGGATACTATGATAGCAGGTGCATTAATTAATGAAGATAGATTTAGTTATTCATTAAATGCTTTGTCATTTGACTATTTAGGAGAAATTAAATCAGAAGCACAATTAAAAGAAAAAGCAGAAGAGTGGGGTTTAAATGCTAAACAAGATCTATGGCGACTGCCTTCTAATTATGTAGGACCTTATGCAGAACAAGATGCAGAACTTACTCTTAAACTTTGGAATCGTTTTAAAGTAGAAATAGAGAAACAAAATCTATCTAATATATTTGATTTAGAAACAACCTTAACACCTATACTTATTGAAATGAGAGAACATGGTATTCGTGTAGATCTTAGTAAAGCTGATGGACTTAAAAAAGAATTTGTAAAAGAAGAGAATAAAAGATTATTAGAGATTAAGAAACTTTCAGGGGTAGATGTGGAGATCTGGGCAGCAGCATCTGTTGCTAAAGCTTTTGACGCTTTAAAAATATCATACCAAAGAACAGAGAAAACTAAGGCTCCAAGCTTTACAACAAACTGGTTACACAACTGTCCTCATCCTTTAGCTAGATTAGTTAGAGAGACAAGAGAGATGAATAAGTTTCATTCTACTTTTATTGATTCAATATTTAGATATGAACATAAAGGAAGAATACATGCAGAGATTAATCAACTTAAATCAGATAGTGGTGGTACAGCTACAGGAAGATTATCAATGTCTAATCCAAACTTACAACAAATACCTGCAAGAAATAAAGAATTTGGTAAAAAAATTAGATCTTTATTCTTACCTGACGAAGGTAAGCGATGGGGTTCTTTTGATTACTCACAACAAGAGCCAAGATTAGTTGTACATTACGCAGCTAGTGTAGACTCAGGGTTTGATGGTTCATACGATTTAATAAAAGCATACGAAGAAGAAGATGCAGACTTTCATCAAGTGGTTGCTGATATGGCAGGTATACCTAGATCTCAAGCTAAAACGATAAACTTAGGTTTATTCTATGGAATGGGTTCGGGTAAATTAGCTAAACAACTTGGTATTGAAGTAGAGCAAGCTAAAAGAATATTAGCTGAGTATAATGCTAAAGTACCTTTTGTAAAACAACTGTCTAATCGATGTATGGCTACTGCAGATCGTAAAGGATGTGTCGTTACCATAAGAGGTCGACATTGTAGGTTTGATCGTTGGGAGCCTAAGTCATTCGGTATCCATAAATCTATGACACGTGACGAAGCAGAGTCAAAGTATGATCGAGGTATGATTAAACGTGCTATGACGTACAAAGCTCTAAATAGACTTATCCAAGGATCAGCAGCAGATCAGACTAAACAAGCAATGATAGACTGTTACAACACTGGCCACAGGCCACTGCTACAGATACATGATGAACTATGTTTTAATGTAGGTAAGGATGAAGATATTAAAGAAGTAAAAAATAAAATGGAGCATTGTTTAGATAATGTCCCAATGAAAGTACCAAGCAAAGTAGATGTAGCTTTAGGTAAAAATTGGGGAGAAGCAACATAATGGTAAAACCAAAAGAAAGATTTAGAATAGAAGAATTAGCAATTGGTAAATGCCCTGAATGCAATCATTCAGTTACTTTTACTCCTACAAGAAAATCAAACATCTATGTTTGTGATCAATGTGATGAAAAAGTTTATCAATACAAAAATGGTAAAGTACATTGGTATACTTTAAAAGAAATGCCTTTAATGGGTGTGAAGCCCTATAATTTGAGCGACAAGTAGCCTTATATAAAAATCGTTTTTTGAAATAGTGCTAGTTAATTATTAACCAGCGATGTCGTAAAGACCTGCAGATGCATCAACAACACTTTGGTCATTGATTTGTTTCTTTAAGTCCTTGATCTTAATATCGATCCACTTCATATCAGTAGTTACTCTACCTTGTTGTAACGCCTGACCCGCCCACTTGGACTCCAACTGAAGTTTCTCCGATATCAACTTCTGTAGTGCCATCTTTTAGCTCCTCATATGAGATGAAAACTCTATTTTTATTATAAAAGTCTTCATCCTGTGCTGCGATCTCACCATTGTTCAGCTTCAATTTAAACTGTTGCAAGGCCTCAGCATCATTGTTAGCTTTAATTATCCCATCATAATACTTTCCCTCTGATCGTATCTGAATGCGATAACTATTCATAAGAGATTATATATCAGTTTTAGCCCCTAATGCAACCCCTCTGTCAAGTAGAGGTAGTATAATTTCTCTTGACCAATTTCTTTTTATATCTTATATAGATGAGATAAGGAGTAAATATGAAGAGTAAAAGCAAAAAACTAAAGTTTTTAATGGATGATTTAGACTCTACTTTGTCTAAAGTACATCAAAAAACTATTGGTGGAAGACCAATTAATCCTGGAGACGATGAATGGAACGCTAGTCGAGACAGGTTAATGCAAACTAAAGTAATGATGGGTAATTTTAATGTTTATCCAATCAATTGGCAATTAGCAGATTATTTAATAGGTGATGAACTTGCTAATAGAGAAGATGCTCACATTGAGCATATACAATTTATGAAGGAAAGAAATTAATGAACTATGGCCT